AGCTGTGGGGAGGCAGGATTGATTTTCTGCCGAAGATTCTCCAAGGCTTCACGGTCTTTTTCGAGGGTCATCTGAATGTCATAATACTTGGACAATTCCTGTAATGTCACAGCCTACCTCCGTCATAATTCAGCTGCCGTTTTGCAACGGTGCTTCTGTTATTTTATCACATTTTGCCGTTGGAAGATAGACAGGAAACCCAGAAATTATGTGATCCGCTCCAATTTTGCACAATCCCGGCACCTTGTAGGTCTGGCCGTTGGAATCTGTGCGTTGGATGGGTGGGTCGAGGGGTATGTAGTTCTCACAAGACAGGCAGCTCATTCTTCCACCCTCTCAATCTTCGGGAACGGCTCATGCCCCAGCGGGATAGGCTTGAATGAGCGATTTGTCGTCCCGGGGGATTCTCGCTTTTCCACCGGGGAATCCAACCACTGCTGGTGCTCGATGGCGTGTACAAGGTCGATGCACGTTCCCCATGAATCGTGCTGCCGTCCACGGCATCCATGCGGCGGATAGGCCATTTTGTAAGCAGCCTCAAACATTCTTTCGATGCTGTAGCCCCGCTCGTTAAGAATACCGCGCTGATAATCATCTTTATAAGCCTCGATTCGGTCCTCTACTCCATCTAAGGCCAGTTCTTCAGCGAAGGCATCAAACTGCCCCATGCGCAGCCTCATGTACTCGTCCACAGCCAGCCCGATGACGCGCAGCTGCTCTTCCGAAATCTCAATGCGGTACTTCATTTTCATCGTCCTTTTCCGTTTTTCTCATTCCTAAGAAATCACCCATCCCGTAGCTTCCATCCTTGCAGCTGTGAAAACCAAACTGTGTTGGCGCGTTTGGAGATTCAAACTGCGGGGTGATGCCAGAAGATTCGAGAACTGTATACATAGTGGCCGTGGCCGCCGTGTCCTTGTCGCCTGTTCCAGAGTTACAGAATTCTTTTCCGCAGAGGCGGCATTTATAGATTGCCATGTACATTTCCATCTGTTTGCTTACCTCCTTCGTATTCGCCGGACAGCACCAGAGCCATGGCCTCACAGATGATGGTTACCTTGACCCGTTCAAGGTTTTCCCATGACAGGTCTTTCGACCTGTCCTTGCGCTGCCCGGCAGTCTTCTGCATCAGCATCTGACGCAGTTCCATGCAGGCCTCTTTGAGAGCCGGGTAGTTGGCTTTCAGCCCGCCCATCTGCATAAAGCTCCACATGGTATCCAGCATCGGGTTTTCCCATGGTTCAGGCTTTACCATCGGCAACCTCAATTTCCTGCACATAGCACCAACTCTGGGGCGGTCGCTGCGCTTCCACAGGCCGCACACCAAACCGCGTGTTTAGCAAGCCCGTGAACGGCCGCAGCTCGCGCGGATTGTCATAAATTTTCAGGTCGGAAATGTGCCAGCCATACAAGTCTTTCAAATCTGCATAACTCATCCCGGACTTCCATCCGGCATAGTCTTTGACTTGCGGTACTGTGAGACAGCTTCCAGCAATTGCAGATTCGATATCTTCTTTGACGACACAGTATTCAGGGCCAATGCGTCGGATGTCATCGCAGATAAATTCGCCGACAACCATTCCGTCAACCCTGCGGTCGAATAGCTTATGAGACCTATCGTCGAAATATAAATGGTCAACGGCTTTCCAGCAGAAAAATTTCGTTCCTTTCGTGCAATATATGTAGCACTTAAAAGGTTCTTTCAACGAGACCGGTCTTGTCTTACGGATTTCCACCGTTTTACAACCCGAAAAGATACGGCTGCACCATTCGGGCCGGATGCTCAAAAGAACTGCTTTCACTTTTCGTCAACCTCCGCGCACGCCCTGCGGCAGGGTTCGCACTTTTTGTACGGCTCTTCGAGCCAGCAGTTGAACAGCAGGCACTTCGGCTTCCTGTATTCAGGCGGAGCCTTGTTTCCGTGAGTTTGGGTGCGTAGTGCATGGTATTTGCATACCTCTTTGCCCCAAAAATCTCCTCCGAACTCACATTTTCCATACCCCGGCGAAACCTCATGCTTAACTGTGATGATTTTCATTTCGCTACCTCCGGCGGCTCCAGCAGCGGAGCCCAGAACTTCACAGCACCATAGGGCGTATCTGCCGCCGGTCGGCCATCCTCGATGTACCACTTGCCGTTTTCAATCCAGCCCTTCATGGTGTTCCGGCTTTCGCAGCAGACCCACACAAGTTCGCTCATGATGCAGCAGTGCTTCTCTCCTGCGTTCTCCCAGCTTTCATCGTGGACAGGCGGCGGGGTTTTGGCATCGTGCCACGACACGCGGCGAACAAAGTCAACGACCATCTGGCTGGCCTCCCGGAGGGTCTTTGCTGCGGCCTCCTTGCCCTTGAAGCCATTGTAATACTCGACCTCGGCCAGAGCGTCCATATCGGTTTCCGGGTCGATAAAGCGCAGTGCTTCTTCCAGTGTCATTTTGAACACCCCCTTTTCAGACAGATCCATGGATAACCGTTTCTGCGCGGGCTATGCGTGTAAACCATCGTTGCGCTGCGGCAGAAGTGGTACTCTGCACATCCCGCACAAAAATCCTTGCGGTTCTCGTAAAGTGTTTTGGCCTCATAGTCCGGCGGGGCATCAGGGCTGACTCTCTTGGAGTACATAAACATACTGTCCCAGTAGAACCTGACCTCGTCGGCTTCTTCCTGCCGGCTGATCTGCCCGGAAACATCGATTGCGACAAGCGCGATGGACAGCAGCACCGCGATGCCGATGCCGGCAGGAATTACAATTGCCCAGTTCATTCCGTGTACCTCCGTGTGTCTTTGTTCCAGTGCAGCGTGATGGGGTTGCCGCACTTGCACGGCACTGTAAATTCCTGTTCCGCAATGTTGGTCTTGCCCTTGGCGTGGAACTCGCAACAGCTGCATTGGAACTCATACGGCGCAAGGCCACGTTCCAGTGAAATCGTAGCCCCGCAGCGGCAGCCGATGGACATTTGCGCAACGTGGAGGTATGTACCGAACTCCTTGCCGCAGCAGGGGCAGGTCAGGCGCAGAAGCCCCCGTGCGCCGGGCTCCGGCGGGCGATTACTCTTTCTCATGGTTGGCTCCTTTCTCGGTCTGAAACCGAATCACTTCCCGGAACAGCAGCTCGTTGTTGTGTTCCGATTCAGTCATAAAGTTGATGTACTCCCGGAACAGCTGGCGGTCATGCTGCTGCCGGCTGGTTTCGCCCAGCAGGGCACCGATAGCCACGCCCACGGCCAGCAGCGCAATGTTGATGAAGATCTGATCAGGCATTGTCATCACCCAGCACTTTCTCGATGAGGCCAAAGACCATTTCTCGGTCTTCGGTGGTCAGAAAGTCAGCCGCCATGATTTCAAACTTGAGGCGGTCAGCGTATTCTTTCAGGTCATCCATGGTTTACTCCTCTCCCAGCCGGGCAAGGATCTCGTCGCCCTTGTCCAGCAGTTCATCTCGCCGCTTTTTCTGCTCGGCCTCCAGCTTTTCCATTTCAGCCTGATACTTTTTCAGCGTTCCCGGCCGGAAATGCTTGCTCTGCCCCATACGGATTTTTGCGGCAATTTTCTTGTGCCGTTCAACGGTCTGGCGCAGTTCAGTGTCCGTGGTCAGAATCTGATAGCGATGGTGACAGCCGGGGCAGGTGAAATACTGCACCATGTAATCGCCGCTCCATGTACTGCGGATGCCGGCTGTCTGGATGCTGAACGGTGTGCCGCAGCGGTCACACTTTACAAGGTCGGTCATTCGCCATACTCCTTTCTGCACAGCTGGAACGCATTGCAGTGGTCATCGCAAGTTTTGCAGCACTTGTCGCATTCAGGGTGAGCAGCTTTGCACTTATCACAGGGTGTGTCCGCTTTGCTGCCGGATCCATACACCGCAAAAAGCTGGTGGGTGCCGTCCTGCAAGGCCTTTTCGTCATCGGCCATTTCATAGCCGAGGGCGGTCAGCAGTTCATAGGTGCTGTCGAGGTCGTCATTTTTGCGGTGAACGAACTTGCTTGCACCTGTCGGCCCATTCCATTCCGTGCTCCAATAGCCCTCATGAATGCCGTCCGTTGCATCAAAGGCAACTGCCAAGAGAATCTTCTCCGGTTCGGTATCGTAAGCGTTGAACATTTTCAGGGCATCTTCCAGTTCCGTGTCTTCCCGAATCTGCTCATCCAGACCGATGCCGAGCAGCCGCAACACGTTTTCGTCATCCTCCATGTGCCGATATTCGGTCAGAATCGGGGTGGAATAAGCCAAGATTTCCGGCAGGTGCTTTCTGCACTCTGCGGGAGTTAAGTCCTTCACGAAGTCCCAGCGCAGCTCGTACATGAGCTTCGTAACAGCGGCAAACTGTTCTCTCGCAAGCTGCTCGGTGGCTCTTGCGGCCTCCCTCGCCGAGTTGCTGGCATCCTCGGCTTCCGTATCGCGAGGTTTGTACAGGTCAATCTGATTTTCACTGACCTTATAGACATAAGCAACCTTGTCGGCATCTTCCGGCATGATGACTTCCTTTTTTGTGCCCCATTTGCCATACGCATTTACGTGTTCGTGTGTCTGGTAGGTGGCCTGCGGATCTTCCACGGCGAATTTTTTGAGCTGCTCAATCCATTCGGCCTTTTGGTGCTGCCATTTTTGCTGTTCCAGCGCATCCTGCATAGCCCTGTTGAAGTTCTGGGTGCCGAGGGTCTCCAACACCCGGTTTCTGGCTTCCAAGTCCTCGATTTTGTCCAGCTGGGCGAAGTCAGACAGGGTTGCACCGCGCTTTTCGGCTTTCTTGAAGCTGTCGTGGTTCAGTTCCAGCAGCTTGATACGCCGCCGAACGGTGGACTGTGAGAAGCCGGATTTGTCGGAGATCTGCTCCACGGTCTGCCCAAAGTCCATCATCATCTGGAAGCCCTGAGCCTGTTCGTAGACGGTGAGGTCTGACCGCTGCATATTCTCCACCATCATGGTCTGCATCTGCTCCCGCTCATCCATCTCAACGATGGCGCAGGGCAGCTCGTAAAGCCCGGCCTGCTGCGCTGCCGCTGCCCGGCGATGGCCGATGATGATGGTGTAGTCGTCACCCACCCACATAACCTTGGGAGCCCATGCTGCTGCGGCGGCGGCTGCATCGCCGCCCTCGTCAACGCACTTGCTGATGTACTCCCGGCTGCTGAGGTAGTGACCGGGAATGACCGTCAGGTTCTGGTACACGCCGTTTTCCTTGATGCTGGCCGCCAACTCGGACAGGTCGCCCAGCTCCTTGCGGGGGTTATCCGGGTGCGGGTGAAGCTGCCGGATAGGGATATAAGTAATGTCTGCCATAGGGGTTACTCCTTTCTTGATTCAGGTTAGAAAAACGTGAGCTGCCCGGTTTTGGTTTCGTTAAGAGGCTCATTTTCCGGGGCTTTAGGCTCATTTTTGATAGATTTTTGCAAATTTGCGGGTTTAATATCGGTTTTTTCGATTTTTGTAGGTTCGCCTTTCGGCTCAAACAGCAGGTTCATCTGCGCTATCTGGCGGCGCATATACCACACATCGGTTGAGAAAAGCGGCATATACCAGATGCGGTTTTGTGGTCCTGCGGGCAGCAATCCGCGGCTGTCGTAGGCCGTTGCCGGGTTCACGAGTGTGTCACCGATGACTACATATCCAGCGCAGCCCATGAAGCTGCACTGGATGTAGCACATCAGCCCAACGATAAAGTCAATGTCTTGGGCTATGACAAGGACTTTGTTGTGGTAGCAGATATTCCGTCTTTTGCAGACGTTCAAAAAGGCAAGCAGCGTGGCGCCAGCTCCACAGGCCGGGTCAGATACCGAGATAAAGCCCTCCATGTCCGGGTGCAGCTTCGGGTTAAACGTGATCTCGGCCATGCAGCGGCACACATCGTAGGGGGTGAAGAACTGCCCGGCGTGGTCATTGCCCAGCTCACACATCATGTACAAGGAGCCGAGGAAATCTTGGTCGGGGTTCTGTTCCATGCCCATGACCACCTCGGCCAGCATTTCGGCCATGCCGTCCCGCTCTTTGGCGGAGTATTTGGAAATGATGGTCTGATACATCTTGGTGCGCTCCGTGGCGTTTACCTTGTCCGTGCTGTTTGATATCTCAATAGCGGTCAGGGTGACGAAATCCTCCCAAATCTCCCAGCGGCTATGTTTTCCGGTCAGGCCATTGAAGATTTTGAGGAAATTCTTCTGGTGGTCGTCCCGGATGCTGCGCGTTACTGCTGCCTTTGCCATGGATTATTCCTCCTCGCTGTCTGCCTTGGCGAGGTAGTAGCGGCCATCGTAGAAGTCAATCACGCCGGCCGTTTCCAGTTCATCCAGCAGGGCGATGGCCTTTTCTGCGGTCACACCCATCTGCTGTTCCAGCAGGGCCTGCGTGATGCCGTCGTTCTGCCGGGCAATCTCGGTGGCCTTTGCCAGCTCGTCCTCTGCGGGCGCTTCGGCCTCGGCATCGTCTGCATCATCGGTATCATCCTCGATTTCTTCCAGCTTTTCGGCATCCGGGGGCAGGTCGGGAGCCTTTTCCTCAGGCTCCTTTGCGGTGGTTTCAGGAATTTCCGGCATCTTCCCGCCGATGGCTTTCAGCCGGCCGCTCTCAATCAGCTCACGGAAGAAGAACTGGCAGTAGTAGGAGTGCATATTCTTGAAGATGTTCTTGATTTTGCCGAACAGGGCATCCTCAATGGTGAAGGTCTTGCTCATGCGGTAGACCAGCACACCATCCTTCATGGTGAACAGGAGGTAGGCATCCGGGGAGATGTAGCTGTCCTCGCTGGCGGTTTCCAGCATGGACATCTGTTCGCCCACACCCTTGATGGGGCGGATAATCAGCTTGATGGGGTAGCTGTTCTTGATGAACGTGTAGGTCAGGTCGTGCGCCTCGCAGATGTTCTTCAGCTTGGTGCGCTGGGCGGCGAACTTAGAGGCTTCGTTTTCGTAGCTATCCATGGTATGTGCTCCTTTCAAGTAGCAGAAAAATGATAATCGTTCTCTCGGTTTTCAATGGCGGTCAGACCCACAGCGTAGGCTGCCCACACATCGGCTTTGAAGCCGTAAAAGAAATCCGGGTTCTTTTTTGTACCACGGCCATTTTTGAGGTCGTGGTCTGCGAATCGGTCAATGAGTGCCCGCCGGATGGCAGCATCATTGGCGCGGGTGTTGTGGCAGATGTGTCGCTTCTCCTCGATGCGGCACAGCAGCCGTACCGGGCAGCAGGTGTTCAGGGCTTGGTAGAAGCGGCCGATCCAGAGGACGGTATCGAATACCTCCCGGCCTACAGACATTCCGTAGGAGGCCACCATCTCGATGACCGCCCACCGCCAGCCCTGCTCCGTGGCAGAGGCCAGCTTCCGCAGCAGCTCGGCGTTGCCAACCTTGCCGAATTCCAGCGGGCGCAGGGTGTTGCGGTCGATAACGCAGTAGCCAGACTGGGCATTGCCGGGGTCAATGGCGATAATCGGGCAAGTGCTCACAGGTACGACCTCCCGAACTCCTGCCGGAACTTCTCCTCCGGCCACCCGTAATGCTCCATGGCCTTTCTCTGCGCCCACTTTTTCAAGCGGAGATCTTCGTCATGGTTGCGGTGGATGGCGTTCGGGCCGTTCTGGTGACACCACGGGCAGAGATTCGCCCACAGCCCCAAGCGCTTGCTCTTATCCCGGTAGGGGCCATAAAAGACCTCGTGCCGGGCCGTGTGGTATCGCCCGCAAATCAGGCAGGTGGGCTGCTGGTTGAGGATGCTGGGTGCATAGCCGTTGCTGTCCAGTTTGACTCCATATTCATTCAGTGCCATGCTGCACCTCCTTGTGCTTGCGGTAATACCAGCTCAGCGCCGACTTGCTGGCGTTGATGCCGCACTGGACGCATTTGGTTTTGCCGGGCTGCGCCGGCACTTTTCCACAGGCAACGCACAGGCCACGGGACTTGAGTTGCTCATACCGCTTCTGGGCGGAGGTTTTCTGTTTAGGTGTCCGCATCAGCGTCACCTCCTGCTGTGACAATCCAGACCCGGTGAGAACCCCAGCCAGACCAGCTCAGAGCCTCTGCATGGGTGTTTACCGCCACGTCCAGCTTGTTACCTACCACAGCACTCCCGGTGTCCTGAACGACCCGGAGACCTACACCCTCGATATAGATCACCGTGCCGTAGGGCAGGATGCTGGTGTCAGCTGCCACGGTCACGCCCGGCTGCGCCTTTGCGCCGCTGGATGTAATGCCGTGTCCCTCGCCGCAGATGTGGGCGTATTCCTCGGTGCAGTAGGCAGTGCAGCTGAATGACCCGGCGTATGTAAGTGTCAAATCGATCTGCGCTGCCAGTTCTGCGGTCAAGTTGTCAACCTCGGTCTGAAGCTGGCTGGCGTTTTCCTCTGCATCGATAGCCCGCATCTGCCAGTTCTGGAAGCGGCTGGCGTAGATGTCCCGCTCGATTTCCAGCTCGTCTACTCGCCTGGAGTAGGCCGTGCTTGCGAGGATGCAGCCAACCATCGCACACGAAACGCCCACGATCAGGCTGTGAAAAGGACTTTTCCGCCTCATGCCGTGCCACCTCCAATCTGCGCCAGAGCTGCCCCACCGGGCAGGGCCGGGGGCTGCAGGCTCTCGATCGGAGCCTCGGACACCGCCCGGACGAAGCCCGGCTTCACGAACTGGAGCAGGTCTGCGCCGTCACGGCCAAAGGTCATGCTCAAATCTGCCGGAGAGCCAGCCCAGCGCTGCACCGCCACCGGCAGGGTGGCGAAGATCTCAGCATTCCGGGCCTTGAAGTCCTCCCCGGTGAGCTTCCCGGCGGGGGTCACCAACCCGCCGTGGGTCATGTAGTACAGGTTTGCCGTAATCTGCCGGGCGGCGGTCGCGGCCTGTGCCCAGAGGTCGTTTGCCGAGGGAAGCCCGGCGGTCAGCAGCTTCTTGACCTCGGCGCACCAGTCAACAATAAGCTGATTCTGGTAGCGGCACTGCGTAAATGCAGTGTACAGGGCCTTTTCCACGATTTCATCCGGGATAGCACCGAACGCTTGGATATAGATTTTGGTATCTGCCATGCGTTCCTCTTTGCTGCGGATGCGGCCGTAGTGATCATCAATGACCACCAGCAACTCCATCAGTTTTTTGTCTGTCATGTTGAACCTCCCAAAAGTTCACCGAAAATTTCATTGTAGTCCTCGGCAGCGGAGCGTTTGGGCTGCTGACCCGCCGGGGGCTTGCGCCGCTCGTCACGGGACTGCACGTCACCAAGGGTTCTCACACCCTCGTTTTTCCATGCTTTCAGGATGCCGTTGACGTAGGACCACTTGCGAACCCCTGACAGGGCAGCTTTTTTGATTGCCAGCAGGATGAGGTCATCCGTGAATACCTGCCGCCATTGGAGCAGGGATTCTTTCGCCGCCGGAGGAAAGCTGCCGATGTTGTCCTCAAAGGACTGGATGATCTCGGCCAGTCCGGGGTCGGCAGCCAGAGAACCGCGGCTATCGTTATCTCTATCTCTTATATCTTTATCTCTTATCTCTATTCTCTTATCTCTTATATCTGTATGGACAATGTCCACAGCGTTGTCCTCGACACTGTCCGCACACTGTACCGGAATTTGTCTGCGGCGATTCTCACGCTGCATCCGCTTCTGTGCGCTATAATCAGTTTCGCTTCCAACCATCTCGGCGTGGTTTACGAGAACCAGCGTTCCGTCCTGTTCCTCGTAAATCAGACCGAGCTGTTTATATAAGCCAAGAGCAACACGGATGGTGTCCAGCGTGAAGTATTTGCAGTCACGCTGAATCTTCCCAATATCGAACGGAACGATGATATCGCCTATCTGACAGGTAAGGCGGCCATCCGTATTGATTGTTTTGAGACAGAGCATTTGATATAAGACAACATAACTGGCACCGTTTGGCTGGCTCATCAGGAAATCGACCACTTCCGAATTCATGAACGAATCCTTGAGCTTTATCCAGTAGTATCTCTTACCAGTTGCCATCAGCAGCCCCCTTAGAACGGAAGGTCGTCGCTATCGTCGATGACCGAGAAATCGTCCGGGTTGCCCTGCGAGTAGCTGGGCTGCTGCCCGCCGGGGGAACCCTGCTGCCACTGCTGCCGCTGGCTCTGGGTGGCGAAACCCATCTGCTGCGGCTGCTGGTTCTGATAAGACGGCTGCTGGTAGGACTGCTGGTAGCCCGGAGGCGATGCCTCGCCGCCATCATCCACCCGCTGCTCCGTCTTGGGGCCGCAGAAGTGAATCTTCTGAACTACAAACTCGGTGGCGGTGCGCTTCTGGCCGTTCCTGTCCTCATAAGACCGGGTCTGGCACTGGCACTCCACAATGGCCATGCTGCCCTTGTGGAAGTACCTGTCAACAAATTCTGCCGTCTTGCGCCAGGCCACGAAGTTCAGCCAATCGGTAGCCCGCTGGCCGTCCTGACCGACGTTGTCCCGGTCAACGGCCATGCGAAAACTGGCAACTGTCAGACCGCTCTGTGTGGTCCGCATTTCAGGATCAGCGGCGAAGCGGCCCTGAAATGTGCAATTATTCAGCATCGGTGTCCTCCTGCTTGGTAATCAGCTCCGGATGAACTGCAAGCATCAAATCCAGCACAAAGTGACCAACGTCGTAAACGCTGCCGCCTGCACCCTTGTGATAAATGAGGCTGAGTTCGGTCTGCTTCTGGAGCAGTTCCTTGTACTCCTCAACCGGGATAGCGATGGTCTGGACGTTCAAATCTTCCATAACTGGTTCCTTTCTTCTCGCATGATGCGGACCACCTTGCGGCACTGGTCCACATCGAACATTCCAATATGCGTAAATTCAATCGGGGTGCCCATCTTCTCGGACAGCCAGCGGTAGGCCTCATTCCGGCGGCCACGGTAGAGGCCGTATTTCCAGAGCGGGTCAAATGCTGCATGAGCTGCCTTTTTCCAGTTGCGCAACTCCGAATTTGCCAAGCGGCCAAGGGGTTTGTCAGACCCCTTGTGTACGCCGACATAGGCACCGCAGCGAGGGCAGAGGTAAATCATGCCGAAGCTGTGGCCGTGGTAAACCACCGAACTGTCTACGAAGTCTGCGGGCGTTCCGCAGTAGTCGCAGATGACGATTTGGCCTTTCATCGTGACCATTCCTCCTTGTACCGTGCCAGCTGTTCCGGGGTGTCCGTCTCGATACCCAGAGCCTTGGCTTCCTCAATCGCACCGTCAATCAGGTGCGAAAACTCCTTTGTGTCCATCTTGCTGGTGTCCTTATAAACCAAGTAGCAGTTGAACCGTTTCCCGTCCTCTTCCCGCACATCGAAGCAGCGGGTGTATTTATAGAGATCGTGAACATCTACGCTGACCGGGAGTTTGAAGCCCACGGTGCAGCCGTCCTTATCCCTCGCAACTGTGCCGTAGGCCACAACCAGCCGCTCTTTCACAAGGTCATCAGATTCGCCAGTTTCGGCGGCGATCTTGTTGACCAGAACATGGAAGTAGGCGTTTGCACTGTGGCTGCGCTTGTTGCGGTGCTTCTTGATTTCAATGTCCAGCAGCGGCTCCTGATTCAGCTTGTCCCACAGGTTTCGGAAATCGGAATCAACTTCCAGCGTGATACGCTGCTTGCGGTTCAGGCTGAAACTCATATCCACCAGCCGCCCGGTCATAAGGCTTTCCAGTGCTCCTTGAACTCGGCCATCAGCCCATAGGCATCCAGCCAGTCAAAGAAATCCGAAATGATGGGGCGAATATCCGG